CTCTACGCTGGTAATACGCGCTGCGTTCTTCCAACGTCTCTAACGGAATACGGGCTAGAAGGAGACCTCCCACGCTGATAACACCAGCATGTCGGCCGTCTTCCATGGTTGGAACATGATAGTCGGGGTACTCGTCCCCACGAACCAGCTCATACCCCTCGCGGAGTTTTCCAGAGATGTTCGTGCGGTCGTCCATGCCCCCGACTTCAGCTCGAATCCAACGGTGCTTATATCCCGGAGGCGCGGGTGGCGCATCCAGTCGTGAAGGGGGAGCCCAAGGTTTACGCCGCGCATCTTTCTCCCGGGATTCGACCCCGCGAGAGTTGCGATTGAGAATAGGTATCTTGACGTCTGACATGGTCTTACTCCTTTACGTACTTGGCATATTCCTCAAGAGGAACACCCAGCTTTTTGGCAATTGCAACTTGACTTGGGGTCAATTTGACGGTGCGGCGTGCGTTGTTAATACCCGAAGATCGGGATGCAGGTGCTACCGTCTGCACGGTACGGGTAGACCTGTTAGTTTGCGCCTGCTGCCGGCCTCCCCCCAGTTTCTGGGGAAATGTCTGCTTTAGGCGGTTGTCCAGCTCATCATAATACTCATTACTGTTGGGGTCAAGTCCCTCAACTTGGATTAGTTGCCGGTGGATTCCCCATGCGGCATGGGTCATAGCAGTATCCCGGCCATACCAAGGATTACGCTCGGCCCAGTCCTCGACCCGCGGGTCGAGTTCCTGTTGAACCTGTACTTGAGGCCGCTGAGCAGCTTGTTGGGCAGCCAACTGTTGTTGCTGGGCCCACTGCTGGGTCTGTTGTTCGCGTTGCTGGGACGCCGCAGCAATTTGATTCTGCTCCATCGTAATCGAAGTCAGGCGCTGTTGAGCCTCTGTTTCGGTGTCAATGTCCCCCTCTTCACGAGCCTTGCGGATAATCTGTTTGAGTGCAACCGCCTGAGTCTGCACCCGCCCACTGGCTTCGCCAAGACGTTCGCTGTCCACGGCCATGTACTGCTGCTCAAGCTGCTGCGATCGGGCTTGGACACTCTTGGCGTATTCCAAGGCCGCCTGCTCACGGCGCTGGGTCTCGCGCAGGCGCGCGGTCAGTTTGTCAATGCGCTTCTTAACGCTTTCGCTGTACTGGTCAAGTTCTGCCCCGCTGTCCGCAGTCTCGACCCGCGGTGCTTGGGGCTTGTCCAGGACCTCGGCTGCGCCATCCTCTCCAATAGAAACTGTGGCGGGACTTTCGTCTTCGCCTACCTTAAACTCTAGCTCATCGTTCATACCATTGCTCCTTTACATGTGCAAAATGTCTTCGGGACTGTTCACCACTCCAAGTACCTCGTCGTCGTTGATGAGACGAATCTCACCTCCGTCGATCGGGATGCGTGCGCCAGCGTAGCGGCCAAAAATAATCCAATCGCCTTGTTTGCACCATGCACCAGTGGGAAATTTGGATTGATCAGCGTAGGCCAAGGACCCTACCTTTAAGACGTAGCCGCACACTGTGCCAAGCTGCGACCGGCGCTGCGTTTCTTCGGCCAGGACAATGCCGCCCTTGCTTTTTTCAGCGCCACGATAGGGGAGGATGGCAATGCGCCACCCGGTAGGCTGGGGAATGGTGTTTATAACCGCTTGGTCCAGCTTTTCTGGGTCAAAACCCAGCTCTGTGTAAGCGTCCTCAAGGGCGGGCGGCTTGTTGGCTGCCTCCTCGGCCCATTTACGCTCCAAAGCGGTTGTACTAATTTCAGGTAATGTTGCGGTTTCCATAGTCCTCCTTTTATTTGAAAAGATTGTCGTCATCCGTGATTTTTTTGAGCAACTCTTTCACGGAGTCTTCAACCATCCTCAAACCCTCAAGGCGACCCATCATGAAGCGATAACGCTCCATGTCGGTAATGGTCCCGTTCAAGACAATCTGTTTAGACTGATCCTGAAGTTTCCTGATTTCCCTTAGAACTGCTTCTGCAAATTCAAGCATGGTGGTTTCCATGAAAAGCAGACGGCACAAGGCCCCGTCTGAAAGCGCACACTAACAACCTAGTATATCTTAACCGGACGATTGCCATCCTTTTTCTTCACAACCATAAACGGCCCTTGGACCCCTTTGGAGGGTTTCATCGCGCCGCCTTTGGACATTTTGGCACCCGCTTCTTTGCTAGGACTGCTGGTGCTCTTGCTGTAACCCTTTTTAAGCGGCATATTTGCCTCCTGGTTGATTGAGTTTGGCCTGCTGCATCTGCACCTTCTGCAGGTTGATTTGATTGGTCTGCTGTGACTTCTGCTGGTCCAAGGCCAGGCGCTGCTGGTCAATACTGATGCGCGCTTGGTCAGCCTGAGCGCGCTGAGCAATTTCCTTCTCCTTGATTTGCACCAAAGGATCAGGGCCCCCGCCCCCTGTGAAGGTTTCCTGCAAGTCGCGGGTTTGTTTAAAGCCCATGGCGATACTGATGGCAATCATGCCCTCTTTTTGGATCACTGAGACCATGCGATCCGGGTCGGTGCCATACTGTTTGAACAGCTCAGCCTCGACATCCTCCTCCGCGCGCAGGCGAATGTGGTCGAGGACATGCTTTTGCAGTTCAATGGAAGACGCGGGATTGCTTTGCAACATGGGCGACATACCCATCATCAAGTGCGCTGCAATGTGCGCATCATGCTGCTGGCCAGCGAACGCTTTGAGTTTCATGCCGTTTAATACGTCACTGTTCTCGGACGCCGGATCACGGGGCATGTTGGTGTTCTGCGGCAGCAGCACTCCGTCAATGTCGCGGATGTTCAAGGCGGCATACATGCGGTAGTACGCCTCGTACATGTTGTGCATGTTGGGCGCGGTCTGTGCCAGCTGTAACTGCATTTGAGCAAGCTGGATGCGCTGGGCAGAGCTGAAGATGTTGGGGTCCGCCACTGGCTGCACCGACACCATGGAGTTGAAATCCGCTTTTTTAATCTTGCGGCTGGCCCCTGGCACGTCATAGGGGTACTCGTCGGGCATGTACTGGCCAAAGCCATCAAACAGCAAACGGAATTCCAAGGTCTGCGCATAGTGCAGGCGCTTGTGGATGCTGGACATAACCATGGAGCCGCGTTCGAGCAGCGCCAAGGTGGTTCCCACCTGTGCGTACTGGTTGCCGTCGCCCACTTGCATGTCGGCGGTGCTGGACAGGCGCTTGCCCGACTCCACCAAGAACCCCATCAAGGCAAACAGCACTTGACTAGGCTCTTTGTAGGGCAGCGGCAGCAACGAGGCGGAAAGTTCCGCGCCGCCAGCGTCTATGTCGCGCCATTCACCCGGCTGGATGGGGTCAGAGTCGTCCGCGATCCGCGCTCCTTTGGCCTTGAAGCCTGCAGGTAGGTTAGAGAGCGTGCCAGCGTCAATCAACTGGCGCAGGGCGCTTGTGGCGGCCTTGCCGAGGCCTCCAATGAGGTGCACAAATCCCAAACCGTAGGCACCCGGGCCCTCGACAAGCACGTAATGCACAAAATAATTGCGGCGCAGGCATTTTTCGTCGTTTTCTTTCCAATTTCGACGAATTCCAACCACTTTGAGCGTGTCCTCGGCCAATGTGACAACATAGGGCAGCTTGATGCCGGTAGGTTCGCCGTCTTCACCCCTGTCTTCAAAGCCTTGGAGGTCCAAATCAACCAATTGCTCGAGCAAAAACACCTCTCCGACGTCATCCGTGGCCCGAATACCGGTAATTTTGTCAATTGCCTCTTGGATTTGGCTTGCATCGGCCGGCGAGGCATAGGTATCCAAAAACACGTCCAGGTATTCGCCTGCCAGAGCGCGCTTGCGGTACTCGTTGGAGTCCATTGCAATGCGGTGCGTGAGCCGCGGGCATTGGGACACGACGCTTGAGCCGTTGTACGGGATGTAAACGTCGTCTGCCAGGCAAAGTTTTGACACCATGCGGCCCAACTGGTAGTCGTAGTAGACCTTTTTGAAGGTGGACCCGCCGTAGCCCGTGTAGAAAAGCTGCTGGTCAAACTCAGGCGTGTACTCTTCCATCACCGTGGTGATCTGATAGTTCATAAAGTCCTGCACACGGCCGGCCTGTTGGAACTTTTCTATGGTTTCCTTGCCCATGATCTGCGAGCGGACCGGGCCGCCAGCGGGCATCAACTCCTTGAAGGCCTGCGCTTGGAACTGAATGATGGCCTCGGTCAACATTGGATGGGTCGCGCCCGACGCGCCACGGAAGGGCTTGGTGCGCTCTTCCATGCGAAAACCCAACAGATCAAGGCCCTTGGCGTACATCTGTTCCCAGTCGGCCCGCGAGCCCTTGTCCGCCTCAAACAGAGAGGAGACCTCAATGCCGATCTGGGCCAGGATATCCGGCTCAATGACCGCGGCCAGGTTGCTGTAGAAGTCCACCTCCTCGGCTTCTTGCTCCCCCATCTCCACGGTCGCGCCACCGTCGTCTTCAATGATGACCTCAATGTCCATCTGAGGTTTTGGGATGCCGCCACCCCCGATGACCACCTCAAGTGTAGGCATCCGGTTTAATGCTTTTTCGATTGCCATGTATGTTCCTTATCTAAATCCGGCTTGACGGCGTTGTTTGTCAATCTCGGCTCTTCTTGCTACCAACAGTTCTTGTTTGTAAGATTGCAACAACGGTGTCAATAACTTTTCCTCCTCTACAATAGCGGAGGGTTTAAGGTAGGTTTGAAGAAAACGCAAAACAGCTCCGTCATATTTTGCAGCGGGGACGTTACCTGTAGCGCGGCCGTTGCCCTTAATTTGCGTGACAACAGGTACTAATTTGCCCGCACCCTCATCCTGTAGCTTTACCTCAATGGTGTTGACAGGCCTGTTGCGATTGTCGCGCAAAGTATATACACGGTATAGCCCTGTGTTAAACCCGTCTCGTTTTTCCATCGAATAACCGGGGCCGCCTAGTTCGTAGCCACCAACAGAGTGGCCCACATACGCGCCTTCCGGTACGGTAGCTTCACGCTTTTCAATCCGTTTCCAAGCAAATCCTTCAAGCCCCGAATCCTTGTCAAACTGCAGCAGTGGTTTGCTCACGCCCTCAGAAAAAACCTTGTCCGGCACCGGCTTGCGCGCTTTAATCCGTGCTATTAAATTCTCAAGTTGCGCAGCACTCTCGCGCATTTTTAACGACCCACGGACCGCGTCCTCAAAGCGAATATTTGCAAGCTCACGCGGGGGCAAGCTGGCTAAATAGGTGTTGATATGCCGCGGATCAAACAAGCTCGAAAGGGGCGAGCGAAGGTAGTTTATGTCGTAAATGGGCTCGCCCTTTTCAATGGCTGAACGTATATTTTCAGACAGCAGATTCTTTCCAACCTCTGCTTCATCCATGCCCGCGACAG